CAAATAGCCGGGAATTGCTTTATACAAAAGATAAGTTTGGTAACCCAAATACCCAGCGACAGTAAACGCAACAATAGCAGGAACCAAAGGAAGAATAGCGGCAAGAACTTTGTGAACAACAGAAACTATTGAATTAAATTTAACAATAAGATCATTAACCTTATCCGCTATTGGCTGCAACCCCTCCCCCGACTTCGCCATTTCAACCATTCTGTTTAAGAATCTGACAACCGGCGCTAAAAGGTACTGGAAACTCGTAGCCAAGTTTCCTAAAACGCTAGAAAAAGCCCCACCCTCGCGCAGGGATAAACTGAAAGCCTTGAACAAATCGTAAGCCCCTTTAATTAGGGGGCCTAAACCAGCAAGAAGCACCTTACCAATTTTGATCTGAATATCGTTCATTATTCTTGGGAAAGAACGCAAAACTTTACCCGCAGAATTCATGGCACCTTCATAAGTACCTGCTACTTTCCCGCCCTCTTTAAGTATCAGGTTAGTAATGGCTTGCTGTTTTTCAACAGTTGACAGTGTTCCAGCGGTTTTACCTATTTCTTTTGCGTAATCAGCATAACCCTCACTTGCCATTGTGCTAATACCAGCAGATTTAAGTAACATGGAGTTACCAGTAATAATTGCTTGAGTTAAAGTTTGTGTTGTTTGGGTAGAGTTTTGACCAGAAATAACCGCAAGATCCTGAGCAACACGAGCAACCTTAGAAGCAGAAGCCAAATCCAAATTGTTTTGAGCGAACTCAATAGCAATCTGTTGGGAAGCACCTAACTCAATACCCATGTCACGAATAGAAGTAGTTGCCTCTCCAAGAGCAGTCGCACCATAACCCGTAGACTTACCAATAGCCACCATAGCAATATCAAGTTCCTCGCTACGGGCAGCGGCATCAAAAGAACCCTTAGCAAAATTCTTTAGAGTTGAAGTCATGTTTTTGAAAGCACCAAAAGTGGCTATACCTAAAGCCGTACCAATAGCGTTTTTAAGTACAGTGAAACCCTTACTAGCCTTCTCCGCTGAATCACCCATATTTCTTGCAGAATTACCCATATTATTTTGAGAAGAAATAAGACTAGGTAACGACTTTGCAAAAGCATTAGTGGCCGCAGTAGCAGCCTGAAGCGACTTAATGTACTGAGAGGTGTCGGCAATATATTTAGCCTCAACAGTTACAACAGACACACCGACACCTCCTTACTACTTCCGACGTTTTGACGCTTTTTCCTGTTCGTATGCCCGTAACTCCCACAACGCCGACCACTCCGTCAATTCGGTTGAAGTGATCGGCCTGTAAGAAGATGAGCCATAAAGCAACTCACCAACCGTGCGACCAAGTTTTTCTGCTAACTCAAACAAAAACCTACGATGAGGTTTCTTCAGGAAACGTGACCTTAGCGTTATCTGTCGCTTTCCCATCCATCGCAGACAAGCGCATCCCAACCGTAGCCAAACGGTCAATTGCTGAAGCACTCTTTTCCATCAAAGAAACAAAATCGGACTCAGAAAAAATCCTTTCACCTGTTTCAGGATCGTAAGTTGAAGCAATAACAGTTTCGGCATACATAGAACCGATACTAATTTTTCCGTCATCCCCGGCTGCCGCTGTCTCCAAAATCCGTGAACGATCAGCACCGTTCATTCCTCGAACTTCAACAGTGACACCCCATTCTGGGACTTCAACCATTTCCGACTCAATATCTTCCGCAGCCAAAATCTTTTCGCGTAAGGACACTTTTTCTCTTTCCGTAAGGGGCACTCGGCCCACGATTAGGACTTACAGGTTAAGCAACAGCGCGAGTGATTACACCCGTGCATTGAAGTTCAGCGGAGAAAGTAACAGCATCCCCAACTCCACCCGAAACCTCATATGAAGTAAGAATACCTTCACCTTGGTACTCAGGGTTTGTGGCACCAACTACGGCACTACTGATCCGGTAAGCCCACGAAACTGTGGCATCTTGACCAAGAATTCCTGTAAGAACAGGATCAATAGCAGCAGCAGAAGCAGAGTCAAACTTGCCACTAAACGAAATAGTAGCGTCCGTCAAACCAGTAATGTACGCCTTAGCGTCATTACCGAAAGTCGTTACTTCAGCGGTTTCAATATCTCGTGAAAGACTTACATCCTCGCAGAAAGCACTAATGTCTGTAAGTGTTCCTGACGAGTTATCAACTTTAATTACCGATTTCTTACCATGTGTAAAAGCCATTAGGCTCCTCCTTATTTCCGGGCAAACGCCATTGTGTAGGTGACTGACCCGGAAGAACCTCCGGGGGTTACTTCGGTGCGTACATATCTACCCACCGAACCTGCAACGGCGATACGTTCGCCGCCTGTCGTCAACGTAGGTACGCTTGCAAACGTAACTAAATCAGCGAAAGTAATGTTATCGGCGCTATCCTGAACCGAAAAGGCCGCCGAACCGTCACGAGTGTTTGAAGTGACGTGTAAGTAACCAACCCCACCATTGGAAGTACCCGCAGCGTTATCTATTGAACTCGAATTAGAAACTGTTGACACAGCAGAAAGACCGATAAGAACTAAACCCCGGTCAATACCGCCAGTTGCTTGCACTTCCATACTTGCCGAAACAACATCCCCAACTGGGCTAGAAACTTCATAGGAAGTTTCCCGCGCAGCAGCGGAGTACGAAGGTTTCCCAGCAACAGCACCCTCTGGAAGCATCGAAACCACGTCAGCAGCCGTAGAACCAATTATGCCAGAAAGAACATTGTCAACTGCTCCTAACGCTCCGTCAAACATGCCGTCAGCACTCATGGTTCCGTCCCTCAAACCAGTAATGTACGTTTTAGCGTCAGTACCAAAAGTAGTTGTTTCAGCAACCTCAACGTCTTGAGAAACACTAGAGTCATTAAAATAAGAAGAAATGTTAGATCCGTTAACAAAAACGGCTGTATTTTTTCCGTGAATAAAAGCCATTACTTTTCACCATCCTTGGCAACAGGCTCCGTGATTATGTTTACCTTAAAATCAGAAGCAATTTTGGCACTAGAAGTAGCACCGACACTTTCAATATGGCCTTTTTCCAACAGCCACTTAACTGATTTCGCAGGAATATCATCAACAATGGATCCCACCTCAGCACGTTTATCCGGCGGGTAAGACAATCCTGTAAGCACCTTGTACGGCACTGAATCCTCCTGATGACAGCGTGGATCCGCACCGCCTCAAGGATCACGAGGATCACGATGTAGTGACGGATTAGACCCACTAGGGGTACGATCAACTACTACACACAGTCTAAAGCAAATATGTGAAAGTCTTGAGTTTGTTTCATTCTTTTGGCAAATTGATTCCAGTAAGTCTCATTCTTATTTGAGACAAATACACAATCAGGTCATCAATTTCTTCAACAGCGTCCGTGACAATGCTATTCAGCGGCCTGTTTTCAAACCTCTGTGTGCCCGAACCGTCATCATACTGATCAGCACCAACCCCAAGAATACGGTTCCGCAAAGAGGCAACAATGGTTTCAACTCCATCGGCATGTTCCTCACTGGTCATAGCAACACTAGATCTTTCCAGCCACCATGCCCAATAAGCAAACTCATCATACCGGCAGGGGAATCCTGACCAGTTTTATGTTTCCACCACGTCGAACCACCGTCCAAAGCGGGAATTTGAATAAAAGTTTTAGCCCCACCTTGCTCAATCCTCAAATGATGCAAATGAGCGCCTAAAAGTAATGTGGCCGAACCAATATCTTGCATTCCATGAGCCTGACCTGACCACCATTTAACAGGATCCCTACCAAATTGATGCCCGTGAGCAAAACCAACTGCTGTCCCACCAACGTCAAGGGTAATTGTTAGTTCATCAAAGCCGGGGAAAACAAAAGACACATGTTCATAACCCGGAATCAGTTTAAGTGCGTCAGCGACCGCCACAGCCCCTTCAATAGCCCAAGAATCGTCATACCGACGCTGAATTTTACCCACCCTTTGAACCTCATCATGATTACCGGGAACGACCGGAACAATAATTTTGGAAGCCAACGGAGCGAACTGCTGAATCTGATGCAACATGAGCCGCCGATAAACACGCAACTGCTCAGTCATCGTCAAATCAAGCCGACCAGCCGCAGCCAAAGCACCGCCTTGAGATACCAAACCCTCAATACAATCACCAAGCCACGGCAACATAATCGAATCCACTTCACGACCAATTTTCCTCAACTCCTTCAAACGTGTCACCGCTAAATCGGTTTTGGTCAAAAAACGTGCAATTGTTCCTTCAGTCCCGTCACCGTCAGGCTTACCCAACTGCAAATCACCCGCCGGGACGCAGTAAACAAACCCCTTACCCGTGGCAGCAGGGGGCTTTTTAGGTACTTTCTTTCCAATAACCGCCAGTAACTCATCTACGGACTTACGGGACTCCACGCGCCTTCTAATTGAAGCCCTGTAATAGTACAAACGCTTTAACACACCAGCACCAGTGTTCGCATCCCACGCCCTGAACTGCACAGGCTCAATAACCTCAAAAATAGTTGGGTCAAGATCCCACACGGCAAGCAACTCAGACCAGTCATTCGGCTCTGACTCCAAAGGTTGCGAAGTCAAAGTACCCGTTTCACCATTCCAAGCAACCCCCGGCTCCCAACCCGAAGGATGCTTAGCAACCACATTTTTATAGTTACTTGTTTCACCAACACTAATTAGTGACTCAAGATCATCTTCGAGACTCACGCCTACTCCTAACCTTTTCGGCCATAGTCATAGACGTACAGACAAGACCATCAGCAATCTGCCTAATCACGTCCTGTGACGTATAAGCGGCAACTGCTCTACTAAAATCCGCGACGCTACGCGCATCTTCACAAGTTTTTTGAGCCTGAGTTTCCATGAAACGCAAATAAGAAATAAGGCTGTCACTGTCTAACCAAATATGGTTATCAGCCGCCAAAACAATAATCATTGGCTCTACGGACATGCACAGCCTGTACCAGAAGATCGCCTTCGATGACGGCTCACAATAGCCCCGCTCAAAAAATGCTTATTCTGATAAAGAATTTTAGAAATAGAATTAGCACTCACGGAAGTATTATTTATCAACTCATTTAACTTAGCGGCCTCATCCGGTTGTAATTTATTCATGATAAGCCAAACTTTACACTTATTAGGAGACACAAAAGATTTACCAATCAAAGAATCAAGATCATCAATAAAATTACTCATACTAATCCTTACTTGTTTCTGTTTTCTGCCTTACAGCGAGAACATTGCAAAGACCAAGGACGCGAAACAAAAAACGCTATAACCCTGTTACATCTCCAACACCTTGGTGCCTTATCTGTAACCACGCCACGACCATAGGCATCACTCATAGGAAATCATGCACTCAAAGTTTATTGAAATCATCGAACGAAGGTTTTCATCTTCTCCCATCGGAATAACAGAACCCTGACTTTCAACTCGCATAATTTTCACACCAGAAATAGTTACATCAATCAAAGAACCTAACAAAACACGGATAGCCTGTGCTTTGTCACGAGCAGCCGGATAATCACCCTCACTAGAACGAACAATTACTTGAATCAAAGGCCGGTCAATAGCCCACGGATCCGTCCCCATAGTAAAAGAAGGTTTACTTCCAGAATTTTCGTAAACGGC